TGTTGAGGTGGGTGTCCGCGTCATCCCAGTCGCCGCAACACTCGTCCACGCACTCCCTCACATCTTCCATCAGTGAGAGAGCGTCAGAGTACGGGGTGTATTTCGGCGGGTAGTCCTTGATCAGCTCATAGCCGCCCTGGTACGCCTCAGCCAGGTCGTCGGCCAGGGGAATGATCCCGTCGTAGAACTCAGCCAGCGCCACATGCTCGGCGTAATTTCTCGCCTGCAAGTGCAGGACATGCGCGGCGGTGCGCGCATGGAAGAGGGTGATGATCAGTTTCCCGATCACTTACAGCGGTGCCCAGACCACAGTGACCGTATCCGCGCCGGCGAGGGTGATCGACAGCCCTGCGTCCAGGCGAATGCCGCAGGGGCCAAACTGCTTGCCACCCTGTGTCAGGCCGATCGCACTGATACTGACTGCGCTGCCGCTGCCCGTAGCTGCCGTGTCCTTGGCGGTGATCAGCCCGACGCTGGTGGCGTCAGGAATGATGGCGTAGAGCACGCATCTGACGGTGGAGACCATCGTCTCTGCGAGAGCGCCTGTGAGTCTTGTGACGTTTGAAGGTGTCATAGTGATGTCCTCAGAATCAGACAATCAGCGGATCGAGGGCCGCCGCGGCCAGAAATAGAGCATTCCAGGCCGCTGGAGTTGGAACGGGGACGAGATTGGTCCGCAGCGCTGACGAAAACGGGTTGTCCCGGTCGATTGGCGGACCAAGCCGCCAGAATCGTTGCCGTTTGTTTGTCAGTAACGCCACGGCGGCATCCAGTTGAGCCTCGGTGATGCCAGCATCGACGCAGGCCTGCACAAACTGCCATTTTGTCACCGTCGGGCGCGGGTCGAAGGTGACGACATCGGCGCCGGTATAGACGCGGATGACTTTCTCTGCCGGGATCACATGCACATGGGCTGCGTCGCCGGCAAGGACGGCGGCCGCCCGCGCGGCCTCCGCGTCGGCTTCGCGAGTTGGTCCGGTGAATGTCAGTTTTGCCATGATTTATGCTCCGTAGGTTACAGTAACTGATGCGTTCAATAATATGGCCGAAGCTGTATTCGCCGAAATTTGCAGAGACATAGAGAATACTTGATCCACAGTTGTATCCACAGTGATGCAGTTACCGGCGGCAAACGAACTGAGGGCAGAGCCTATGCCAATAGGGGCGTTAACAGGTGCGCCTGTCTGCAACGTTTCTGATGCCAGATTAACTACGGACATACAGTAGTCAATGGTTGGGGCTGGTACAGGAGTTGCGCCAAAAATAGCAACACTACCTAAATAAGCTCTAAATGTTTTTGTGCCGATTGTATTACCTGTTGCCCGTAAATAAGTTCTAAGTGATCCATTACGCCCTAAACTTCCGCCGGCAAGCGTAAATCCAGTAGGTCCAGTAACTGCTGACGTGGTTTGCGTCAGCCATCCGTTTAAGTTGACCGGAAATGCAGTAGGCGAGAAGTCGCGCACAGGGCGCCCGGAAACATACGTGTCCGAGTAGAGAACGCCGGCCGTGTCAGAAGAAAATACAGCCCAATACCACCCTGCGGCATACCCTGAACCACCAAAGCCTGATGGCATGTAACACCAGCAGCCCTTGAGCGCATTCCATACGTTGGTCAAAATCGCCGCCGACAGCGTGAAAGCCCCAGCGCTGCCGGTGAATTGCAGTCCGGTTGTCGAACCATCGCCAGGAAGAATGCAGAAAGGAACGCCAATCGCTACAATTTGATTGGCAACACCACCAAGCGCGGCCACCCACTGACCATTGCCAGCGTATTTCCACACGTCGCCCCCGGTGAGCGTCACCGTGTCGCCGATCAAGTAGTTGCTACCGCTCGGAGGAGTGTTGTAGATCGATGTGTATGCGGTCATGGGCTGCGCCTCAGTAATTCTTGCGGTGAGAGTCTATCAGAGAGCGTGAGAGTATGCTAGTGCGCTACGCCGCCATGTGCCCGCCCTGACCACTCGTCAGTTCTCGCAGCTTGTCCTTCCAGCTCTTCTGAGGTGGCGGGGCTTTCGCCTTCGGCGCGCTCTTCGTCAGCGTCAGGCGCACGGCCCACGACGTGGAATCTACGACATCATCATATTTTCCCGACGGGAACTTCATAAGCTCCTGTCTGAACTGTTCCGTCCAGGGCTGGTTCTGCCGCACGAACAGCTTGCCGTTCTGCATGCGCCCCTTCAGCGGGCCGGCGCGGACCTTCTTGTCTGTGAGAGGCTGTAAGAGTTCCGAATTCGGGTACAACTTGCGCTCGTCACAGCGCTTCTTGAACTGACTGGTCAGCGATTTCCAGATTTGCCCGTCCTCAAAGCCGATCAGGTCCGGCTTGAACATCTCGTACTGGTCCAGGATGTCGTCGACGATGGCGTTGCCGTCACCGGAGCGGAAACGCAGGATGTGCAGCACGTAGAGGTTGTCCGCCTCGTCCTGGCCGAGCGTGCAGCACACCGTCCAGTCGCTGTCAGTCTTCTCGGTGATGGCGAAGTCCCACGCCTGATAGACGAACATGTCCTGGCGGCGCGGCGGGTGCGTGTACCAGCGCATCATCTCCTTGGTGAAGTACACCCCGTCGTCTGGCACGGGGTTCTGCTGGTACAAGGCGTTCCACACCCGCTTCAAACCCGACGAGATGAGGTTCATCTTGATCTTCACCATCATCGCCGTCGTGTAACGGGCTGGGTGGATGGCGGTGTTGCGCAACCGCGTGAGCCTGGAGCCCTCGGGCGGCGGGTCGGACTCCGGCGCAAACTGCTGGATCGTGTCGTCGGGCAGGATGTACTCGTCACCCTCCTCGTTGATGGCTGGGTACTTGACGACCTCGAAGACGTCGCCGTCACCGGACTTCATGACGTCCTGGATGCGACCTGCCCAGTCGTCCTCGTGCCACCAGGTAAGGATACCCAGCACGCCGCCGCCTGGTGCAAGCCGGGTGTAGGCGGTCGAGATGTACCACTCCCAGGTGTTCTCCCGGATCGTGACGGAATCCGCCGCCTCGGCGTCCTTGACGACGTCATCGACGACCAGGATATGGCAGTTGTGTGCGAGGAGATCGGCAACGCCAACGAAGAAGTTACCGGTCTCGGTCTGGATATCGACTACAAGCTCGCCGTCTTCGTCCTGAACAAAGGCTTCAAGGTCTCCTGCACAGACTCCGCGAGTGTGTGATACGACTTGTGACACCGAGAGCACAACAGCACCAAGTTCCCGACCTTGTTGTGCTCCGGGTCGTGGTCGATGTGGTGCACCTCCACTCGGTACGTCTTCTGCTCGCACATCGCGCAGGCACGATCCTTCTGGTTGATCAGGAGCTTCTTCAGCGTTGAGTAATCCTGGTTGTAGGTCGTTTTCGTAGACCGAGCCTTCTTTGTGTCCAGGTAGCAGGTATGCGAGCAATACTTTTTCTGATCCCACTTCTTCAGAGGTGCCCCGCACCCCTCGCACTGACCCCTCACCTTCGTCGCGGGCTTTGGATGAGCCTGGTAGCACTCCATCGAGCAAAAGGTGGCCAGCCCGCCGTATTTCCTGATCGCCCCCTCGTGCTCGTGAACTTTCCGCTCGAACGTCTTTGCGCAGTGCGTGCAGGTCAGAGTCACGGTGGGGGCGTGAGGTAGAAGCTCCGTGTGGCAGCTTTTGCACACGGATGCGGGGCCGGCCTTCCTGCCCCCGCACCTCGGGCATACCTTGCCAGTCGAGTGTGTCTGCGGGTTCGGGGAGTAGCACGCACGGCACGTTTTCGACCCCTTGTACTTCGGTCCTCCGCAGGAGGGACATGTTCGAGTCAAGAGCGCGCGCTCTCGTATAGCTTCTCTCGTCAGGGGTGTGGAAATAGTGGTCGTCGGTGCAGACGACGTCTTCGATGGCGTAAAGCTGCTTCCTGGTGCGCATGAGGCTAATTGCGAGAACTTCAACTTCCTTGACGCAACCCGTTCGGTGATCGTACCCATACACCATCTCTCCAACTCTGACATGTGAGATGGGAAGTATATCAGAGAGTGTATGAGACCGTAATAGAGTATTACGGGAAAAACAGCCCCTGCCACTAATTCCTGTGCCCACGCCCGCGGCCATGTACCCGCCGCCTTGCAAAGTGTTCCAGTTCTCGATGGACTGTGATGCGGGGTCCAACATGAGGTCCGGGAAGATCGCCTTGTACGCAGGGTCGCGCACGAGGTCGCGCACGTAGCGTGAAAAGCTCAAGGTGAGCGACTGCGTGTGGCTTGCGGCGATGATTTCCCAGTCCGGGTGCTGGCCCAGGACCCACGGCGGGAAGTTGCGGCTCCCCAGCTCGCTCTTGCCGCTCCGTGGCGGCAGCAGAAGCAGTAGGCGCGGGCTCTCACCGGCCTCCACAGCTCGCACGAACCGCTCCAGGCGACGACAGATGTCCTCGTGGACCCATCCTGCCAGGTACTTCGGTCGAAAGCGCTGTACGAACGGCAACAGCCGCCTGCGGCACAGGGCGCGCAGGGCCAGCTCCTTCGCCGGGTCGGCCTCTGCCTTCTTGATGTCGAAGATCGGCGCGGCATAGGGGAGGGTGTAGGCCTCGTTGACCGCCTGCTGGTCCTCTGCCCGGGCGGCGCGTGGGATGGCTGGGGCGTCTGACTTGGCTCGAGGGCCGGCATTTTTCGACGGTACGACGGTGACCTGTGCGTACTTCGGCTCAGGAGCGGGGGGCGTGGGTGGAACAGGCGGGGGCACACCCTCGTCGACGCAGAATGGACACTGACCGTTGCCGTCGAGGGTGCTGGCGAGACGCTCGACCTGACAGGTCGAACAGGCGGTGAAGTCGCTATTCACAAACTTTGCGCAGTTTCTTCGAGAGTGCGTGGAGTTGGGTTGAAAGTTCAGGAAAGTCGACTGAGTGCTCTGCAGTGAAACTCAGAGCTTGCACTACAAGCAGTAGCTCTTTTCCGTTCAACTCGACAGTGCGCGTCGGCTCGACCTCAAGGCTTGAACTCATTCGACCACTTCTCCTTCAATTGTCAGTGGGGTACGCCCCTCGATGATGTCCACGAGGTCTGCGTCGCTCATGGACTCGAACTTACTCTGCAACCTCTGCTGGTTCATGCTCATCTCGATCTTCTTCACCTCCGGCGCGTACAGGCCCAGGACCTTTGCCGTCTCTGACCAGCCCTTGATCATGCTGGCTGGGTCTGCGGCGAGACGGGCGATGTTGATCGCCTCCATGAAGCCGTCGATGACGTCCGCCCGGGTGATCTGTGCGGCGCTGGACAGCTCTGACCGCGCTTCACGCAAGGCGAGCTGCACCTTCTCACTCTTGAAGGGTGCGTCCTGCTTGACAAAAGGGCTGGCATAGCCCGCGACAGCACAAGCCGCTGCCTTGTCCTTGCCCTGGAGGGTCGCATCGACCAGATCGGCCTGCATTGAGGTCAGGATGATCGACTTCTCGCGAGGACCGGTCTTGACCGGTGGCTTCTTGCGGGTTTGAGCTACCACGGCAGTGTCGCGACTTTGGATAGGAGCCAGATTCCTGTCACCAGGCCTATCCCAAGTCCTGCTCCGAAGATGAGCACTTCAGTCATAGCGCTGCCCAAAACGCACAGAACAACAAGAGAGCAGCGGTGAAGACCATGAGGGTGAGTGCCTGTTGGAGTTGGTATCAGCGTGAGAGTATAAGAGCGCGTGAGAGTAAAGGCAAGTTGAGAAAAAATTTTAGAAAAATTTTAGAAAAATTTTAGAAAAATTTTAGTAGTGACGTGGTGACTGAAAATAAAAATTTCAAATTTTAGTAGTGACGTGGTTGCGAGGTTACCTATCCCCTCTCTCCCTGAGAGACGGGGTCGGTTCGGTTTCGATTTCCGATTCCGAATTAAGGAGTCTCTTTGACTCCACCCACCCGCGAAAGGAAAGCATCATGAGAACCGTCAAGATCAACATGGATAACACCGAGACCAAGACCGAGAGCAAGTCTGTCACTCCTTGGTACATCAAGGCTGAGGCTACTATCAAGGAAGCTGCGCACAAAGTTCAAGAGCAGCGCGACTACATCAACCGTGGTCGTCAACAACTTCGTAGCGAACTCGATGCTGAGTATCGTAGCGAAGCACAGAAGATGCTCATTGAACTCATGGCCAAGCGTGGTCTGAAGATCGAGTTCTAAGTTAGTAAGCAACACCGTGTCCCCTCGCAAGAGGGGACATGTAAGAACGTCCTAACAAGGATGTTCTTACATGTTAGTCCGTTAAATTTAACTTTCACAAAGAACCGTGAACATGTGGGACATGCCGTTGGCTTAATATAATTAAGCCGATGACATAACCGGAGCTTCGCCTTTTTAACCATGCTACATGCATAAACAGGCCTGTTCCAATGTTCCATGTTCCAAAGTTTTTTTTGTTC